GGGACAGAATATAAATTAGCCCTGATTGCCGACGGCACAGCCGGATATAAGTACCTCATCAAAGGCGGGGCGTTCGCTAACTGGACTTTGCTTTTCCGGTCTGCAACCGGCAACACGGCCAGCCTCTACGCAGCTATGGCAGGGTATGACGCCGCTTTTGGAGCCGACTTTTGCCGGGGGCCTTTGTCAGCTATCCCATTAAATAACCCTCTCCTATTAGACACCTTTAGCGGCACATTCGGCACTCCTGACACTTACGGCAATCCCTGGCTCCACGCCGGAACCTGGGCCACGGCTGGGGGAGTGGCGAGCAATACGCCAGTGGCGGGAGCGGAGCTATGTACGTCCCTTGTAAATGGCACTTCATATCCGTTTGAAACTTTTACTGCTGTAGGTAGAGATATAACAAGCGCAATTAACACAACTGGATTTGGGACTGGTTTATCCCCGACATTTGCTACTATAGTGGGCCAATGGTTTAAGATTTCATTGGATTCTATTATCATTAATAGTGGAGCATCCCCTTGGCTTGTATTGGCTAATGGTGAAGCTGGTTCTGCGCAGATTGCTATTACTTCACCAGCTACTCAGCAATTGAAAACTGGTAAAATATTAACTGCTCATGCTTCTGCATCGTTGCAAATGTCTGTTGGCAACGGAATTGCTACTGATTTTGCGGCTGCTGGATTATCTTGCAAACCCCTCCCCATCTCTACTCTCATCGCCTCTCAATTTCTTGTCACAACCGACGTGCTGGCCGAGGCGGTGCTCACGGCCTACACTCTGGGGACTCAGGCGGGGATTGTGCAGTCGGATCGGCCCTTTGCCTTCCCTGCTAATGCGAATGCTGCGAGTGGTCAGAATGTCATCGTATTGAAGAACCTGACCAATGCCATTCCCGACTCCGACTCCATAACCATCAAGCACCCCATAACCCCGACCACCTACACCATCGCCAGCGTGTCGGCCTTGGTGGGCGGGGTGCAGACGCTGACGCTGGATAGCAATCTCGTGGAAGCGGTGAGCGCCGATGACATGGTGGGCGTGAACTGGGCGAGTTGGAACGGAACGCTGACCTACTTTGACGGTGGCGGGAACATCAAACTCGACGAGATAAAAGCTGGGGTTTATACCAATCGGGGCAGTACGGCCAAGGCGTTCTCTGCCAATGCCCGCTTTATCGTGCGGAAGATCGGCAGTGAGTATCGAATCTTCTACGGAGAATCCCTCATCGGAACAGCAATCACGACCGTTGACGCTGCGGCCATGGTGGGTACTTATTGGGGAATGTTCTCCACTGATGCGAGCAATACCTTTAACAGCATCAGGGCTGACGATACTGGTAACGTGACGAACTCGAACAGCATCTTGGACAAAGACTCCCAAGACACTAGCAGCTTAATGCTGCCCAAGGAATACTGTCCAGATACTTACTGGCGGGAGGAGGTGGGGAATGGTTAAGAATATTATCATCGCAGTTTTGTTGGTTGCATTGGCAGTTTTTCAGTATTTATATTTAAACAAGACCATGGAATTGAGTAATGCCAAACACCAGTATTTAATATGTCGATCTGTGATATGGGAAGTTGATGCAGTTATGAGGCAACATGGTACAGCAATGTCAAAGTATCCCACAACAGACGAAAAGATACGGAATCGCTATCAGAGGCTTTTGAAGGAGCAGGAAAATGATTAAACTTTTACTTTCAGTCAGCTTGGTTACATTGCTGGTGCCCTCGGTGTTTGCTGCCCAAGTCACAGCAAACTTTATCGTTCCGTTTGATCCTGTCACTCGCCAAACTGCTCTCCCCCTCGACAAAGACGGTCAGCCGGTGAAGGCTGATCGCTGGCACTTGGCGAAAGAGAAAGGCAATCTGGTGATGGTACAGGTTCGGGCGGATGAGAAGATTATTGCGGGTATGAAAGCCGACAGTGCCTCTGCAACCCCGACCTACCGATTTGTCGAGGTCAAGACCTACGACCCCTTGGCCGTGAAAGAAATCCAGGCAAACCCGGAGGCCACTAAAACTTTCCTGACCAAAGCCGTTCCCCTGGCGGACCTGCTCAAACAAGACTGGAGTACCCCGGAGAAGGGTGTAGAGGCTGTGGTGAAGTGCTTTGGAGGGAAGATGGCCGAGTATCAGAGCGGTGGCATTGGGACAGCAGTAGTTGAGAAAGAACCCTTACCTATAGAGCCAATAAAAGAACCTTTACCGATAAAGGACCCTGTGGTGGCTAAATGAGATTCAAGGCAGCAATTCTTACAGAGCTTAACAAACCCCTGGTGATAGATGAACTTGATATTCCGGTCCTGGATGTAGGACAGGTACTGGTCAAGGTTCATGCCAGCGGTATCTGCGGTGCCCAGATCGGGGAGATATCGGGGGCCAAAGGGCTGGATAAGTGGCTCCCCCACCTGCTCGGACACGAGGGCGGAGCCGAGGTCTTAGAGACAGGCCTAGGTGTGACCCAGGTCAAGCCCGGGGATCATGTGGTAATGCACTGGCGCAAGGGCCAGGGGATAGAGGCCAAACCGCCACGGTACAAATGGGGGTGGATGCCACCTAATGGATCCGTTGGAGGCGGCTGGGTCACCACATTCAACGAGATGGCCGTGGTTTCCGAGAATCGCCTGACCCCCATTCCTAAGGACATCTCCTTTGATGTGGCCGCCCTTATGGGTTGCGCAGTGACCACTGCCCTGGGCATGGTCAACAATGAGGCTAAGATCATGATTGGAGAGTCGGTGGCGGTGGCTGGGGCTGGCGGGGTTGGCCTCAATGTCATCCAGGCGGCGTTTCTGGCCGGGGCTAATCCGATCCTGGCATACGACAGGGTCAGCGCTAAGGCAGATCAGGTCTTTTTCCTGGGTGGTGACTTTACCGATGATATCGAGACACTGAAACAAGCCGGGCCGTTTGATGTCTTTGTCGACACCACCGGGGATTGTAATATGATTTCCCTGGGTTATGACCTCATCAAGCCAGTGGTCGGCCGCCTGGTCCTTCTCGGCCAGCCCCACTACGAAGCCTGTCTATCCCTGCCCGGTTTTAGGCGCCATTACTGTGGCAAGACAATCCTGGACAGTCAGGGTGGCCTCACAGATCCCAATATGGATATTCCCCGTTACCTGGGGCTATGGAAAGCTGGGCGCCTGCCGGTCGAGCAGCTGATTACTTACAGGTTCTCGTTGGATCAGGTCAATAAAGCCCTTGACATGGTCAGGTCGGGCATTGCCGGCCGGGTCATCCTGGAAATGGAGTAATTTATGACAGACAGAGAAAAATTGTATTTAAAGGAAGACTTGCAAAAGGTGTTTTGGTTCTTCTTAATGGGTTTATTGGGAGCTTTTCTTTTCGTTACTCCCTTTAAGACATTGCAACTTATAGGTGCTGGATTTTTATGTCTATCGCTTATAGTAATTACTGCTGGGCTTGACTCATATTTCTTCTGGAAATCTGTGTATGAAGAGAAAAACGAAGGTGGCATTTATGGTGGCTTTGATTCCCTACTATAAGGCATTAATCGCATGAAAACAGTATTAATAACCGGGGCCAACCGGGGCCTGGGGCTAGAGCTAGCCCAAGCATTCTCTGACTCGGGCTACAAGCTGATCCTCCATTGTCGCAAGGATGGGGGATTCCTACGGCTCAGGTTCCCGACTGCCAAGGTGGTGACAGGCGACCTCCGCTCCCCTCTGGTGCTGGATGAGCTTGGGTCGCTCAGTGAGTGGGTTGACATCCTGGTGAACAATGCCGGGGTGCGGGTCGCAAACAAGATTGACAATATCTTGGATAGACAGATCAGGAAAATGTTGGATGTCAACCTTATGGCCCCGATAATCCTGACTAGGTTGCTCTGGCCGGCTCTGGCCTCCAGGAAGGGGATGATTGTTAATATTGGATCATTGGCTGGGCAGTCGGGCGGCCCTGGTGAGTCAATCTATGCGGCCACCAAGGCCGGGCTCGCAGCCTTTTCCGAAACTCTTCAATATGATGCTACCACGGCCGGAGTCAGGGTGGTAAACATCAGCATAGGAGCCATGAAGACAGACATGACTTCAGATCGCAGGGATAGAGATAAGTTGATCGATCCTGCCGAGGCGGCAAGATTCATCGTTGATGTTTGCAATCGGGAACACTCCACAATCAGGATTTCATCCTACGAGCTGAGACGGGGACTGTATTGAATATCGGCGGCAATGTCATGGTCATCGGGGATGTCATGCTGGATGAATACATCTTGGGAGAGACATCCAGGATTTCCCCGGAGGCTCCTGTCCCCGTAGTCGAGGTGGCCTCCCGTGAGCGTACCCTGGGCGGTGCCGGAAATGTGGCTTTGAACCTTGTTTCTCTCGGCTGCAAGACCTGGCTGTTTGGAGCTAGGGGTTCTGACCGCTCCGGGGACCGGCTTTGTGCCCTCCTTTCGAATAATGGCATTCTGGATCGGCTGGAGATCGACCCAGCCCTGCCTACGACCACCAAGACCAGGATTATCGCCAATGGCCAGCAGCTACTCAGGTTTGACGAAGAGAAGCGGTTTAATGGGTGGCACGGCAATTATGACATTATGATCTCAGATGCAATCACCACTCTGGCTGCCCAGATGGTCGGGGCTGTGGTTCTGTCTGACTACAATAAAGGGGTATTGTCCAGGGACCTGACATCCAGGTTGATCGACACTTGCCGGGGTATGGGCATCCCCATTCTGGTGGACCCCAAGCGGGGCGAATGGGATATCTATCATGGTGCCAGTCTGGTCAAGCCGAATCTGATGGAGCTATCCCAGGCCGCTGATATCCCGCTTCACAAGTTGGTTAATGGGGAGATTGAATCAGCCTCCAGGAGACTCATGAAGGAACATGACATTGGTGCGGTTCTGGTCACCATGGGTGCCAAGGGAATGCTCTTGATTGATGACCAGACCACCGAGGCCATAGAATCGAAAGCCCAGGAGGTATTTGATGTCTCTGGTGCCGGGGATACTGTAGTGGCTGTCATGGCCGCCTGCCTGTGCTCGGGTCATGGACTGTTGGAATCGGCCCGTATGGCCAATGCTGCGGCAGGGATTGTAGTGGGCAAGCGAGGCACTAGACCGGTGGCCCTGGCGGAGTTGGAGGCGGCCCATGATTGAACAATTCCTATCCGAAATCAAGGTCTATGATTTGCCTGTAACCAAAGGCAGGCTTGGCAACGAGGCCGATGGCGGCTATGTGGTTGCAATGGAGCACCTGGCCCTGGCAGAGAACCTATACAGTTTCGGCATCGGCAATGATGTGGGATTTGAGCTGGATTTTCTTCAGATGTTCCCAAGAGCTGGGGTTTTCCTGTTTGACCCGACCATTCAGGCTCCTCCGGTAGCCCATGAGCAATTCAGGTTTTTTCGCCAGGCTGTCGATTGCAATTCCAGGGATGGGGGCCTGCCGGAGAATGTTCCGTTTGATTCCATGCTCAAGATCGATGCTGAGTGGGCTGAGTGGGAAGCCCTGCTGGAAATGCCCCTCAACAGGTTACAGTTCAGTCAGATAATCATTGAATTCCATGTCCTTCATATGGAGCCTCGTTTCGGACTGTCGCCGTATTTCACCAACCTGTATCGGTCACTGACAGACAGACAGAATGAGCAGCTGTTCCGGTTATATAGTCATGTCATGGTCTGGCTGAATACCTGGTACAGATGCTTCCATATCCATGTCAATAACTCCTTACCCATGGTCAAGGTCAGTGGCCATACATTTCCGCCGTTGCTGGAAATGACCTTCCTGCGTAATGACCTGGCAGGGACCGATATCAAGCCAACGGCAGGGCCGTTCCCGGTTCCTGGACTGGATTTTCCCAATAAGAAAGATCGACCAGATGTAATTAACTGGTTTCCTCTAATCAAGGAGGGGTGATGCTTAACGAACGCTCAAAACAGATCAGGCGGGATACAATAGCTCTTTCTAAGGCCAATGGCGGCTACCACTATGGGGGCTGTTTCTCCTATGTGGAAATCCTGATTGCCTTGTTCGACCATGTCATGGGTCCAGATGACCGTTTCATCTTGAGCAAGGGACACGCCTGCTGGCCGTTGTATGTGATCTTACGGGAACGGGGCCTCAACCCCAAGCTTGGGGGCCATCCGGAACGAGACCCAGCCAACGGCATCTGGGCCACCACCGGCTCTTTGGGCCATGGCCTGCCGACTGCCGTGGGCATGGCCCAGGCCAAGAAGATGAGAAATGAGTCGGGCCGCATCTTCGTGGTCATGGGCGATGGTGAGTGCCAGGCCGGAACCATCTGGGAGTCTATGCTGATTGCCGCTAGGTTCAAGCTGGATAATCTCGTGGTTATCGTGGACTGGAATGGGATCCAAGGGTCGGACTTCTGCGATAAGGTGCTCGATGCTGGGGGAGTCCGGGAGCTCGGGCTAGCTGCCATCACTGGTTGGGAAGGAGTCCAGGTTGATGGCCATGACCTGGTTGAGCTTACTGATATTCTGTTCCAGGGATATCCGAGACCGGCCATGGTCGTTGCCATTACCGTCAAGGGCAAAGGGGTTTCGTTCATGGAAGATGTCCCAAAGTGGCATGCATGTTGGCTGGCGCCCGCCCAAGAAAAACAAGCCCTTGAGGAGCTGGGATGAATCTTAATGATATCGTCTTCGTTCCTTCAGTCCAGCATACGGGGACCTGGTTCGCCATCAATTTCCTGCGGAACTTTATCCCTAGGAACCGGGAACTCCAGTTTGTTTTGGAGAAGGAGTTGGGACCGGGCGGGGCCGATATCAGGCACGAACATAAGTATGACAATCCCCTGGTGGAGTCGACAATCGTCCATACCCATTTTCCCATTGTCCGCAACCTGAATATGGATGTAAACTGGCCAGAAGGAGAATTTTTCAGACGCTGGTATGCCAACCTGGGGACCTTACGTTCGCTCCCGCTCCAGACTATCCTTCTGTTCTGCAATTTCTTCAAGACTGTGATCCCGGTTAGGGACCCTATGGCAGCCATATTGACCCGGGAGGCCAGACACCCCCAACTCAGGCACTTTTACATCGTTGACGGATTCGTGGCCATGGCCACCGAGTTCGCCAAGCATCCAAATGTCAAGTTTCTGCCGGTGGACGCTGCCATCACTGTAGAGCAGAAAGCGGCCTTGCTCCGGGATACCCTGACCCATGTTGGGATTGACCCGAACAGTCATCTGCCATTGCTTCATTCCCTGGCCCATAAGTGGCTCCCAGAGAATGTTACCCCAGGGAACCGCTTCAAATGGATGTATGAACATGGCGATCTGGATGGGCTGCGGGTTCTTCTGGGCGCCAAGTGGGCAGAGGTAGAGTACTTAAAGAACATGTCGTCGGTCATTCTGCCGTTTATGGCCAGCCTGGGCTATACCAGGGCACAGTTGAGGTATTAAGGAGCTAATCATGCGCGTGCAATTTGGGAAAACTATCGTAAAACTTGCCAGCAAAGACGAACGGATCGTTTTGTTGTCCGGAGATGTCCTCCAGGAGATGGACGAATTTCAGGAGAAGTTTCCCGATCGCTTCTTCAACCTCGGCATCTGTGAGCAGAGTATCATCGGGGTGGCCGCCGGTCTGGCCATCGGGGGCATGAGGCCTGTGGTCTATTCGCTGACCCCTTTTGTCTTGGAGCGGCCATTCGAAGCCGTGAAGATAGACATCGACGAGCAGAACCTTCCGGTCATGTTGATTGGGTTCAGTGACTATCCCACCCATGGTCCGACACACAGGCCCCTCAATGCCGAAGGTCTAGTGGCCCTGTTCAAGAACATTCATGGGTTCTTTCCCCGAAGCTCAATGGAGACAGAGAAGGCCATGCTCGACGCCTATCTGATGGGCGTCCCGGCCGCCATCTGCCTCAAGAAAGAAGGGTTGCCATTCATATGAACCGAGTCAAATATGCTGAAACATTGGGCCGATTGCTCTTGAACCCTCCGGAGGGATTTCAGGTGGTGGCCAATCACATAGACGATTCTGGAGTCCATCCAGAATCTTTCGTTGATTATGAATGTGCCTTTGCTGCACAGGCCCTGAAACCCACCAAGTCTCGAATGGTTCTTGACGTGGGGTCATATCGGCACTTCGTCCTGGGGCTGACCTCGTGTTATGATGTGACCTCGGTCGATGTCCGCCTGAGGCAAGCCCTGGGACCGAACGAGGCAAGTGTAGCCTGTGATGCCAGCAGATTGCTATTGGCCCAGGGAAGATTCGATGCAGTGGTCAGCCTCTGTTCCCTGGAACACTTTGGCCTTGGCCGCTACGGTGATCCCCTGGACCTGGGGGCCGATGCCAAGGCATTTGCAGAATGGATTAGGGTGCTCAAGCCAGGTGGTCATCTTATATTCAGTACCACCATCGGGCATCCCTGCATCTGTTTCAATGCTCATCGGATTTACAGCCATGGGATGATCCAGGGATTCTGCTCTGGCATGGAACTGGTCAAGGAGCAGGTTTATAGTAAGGACCTGGGGATGGTACCGGTAGGACAAGAAGTTCAACGACTGGGTTGGTGGGATATCTATCTCGGACACTGGAGGAAACCCTAACCATGGGGAATATCAATTGTGTATGCGGCTGTGATAAGGTCGAGGCAGTGGAGCAGGAGGCCTATCAGGTTAGCCAGGCAGGAGTCACCTCCAAGGTCGAGGGCGAGGCTACAGCCTTGGGAAGATGCACCGAGTGCGGAGTCATCCGCCAGCTGGAGATGCCGTTTGTCAATGAGGAAGAGTACCAGCAATATTATCGGACCCAGTATGCCCCGGTCGGGGGTGACTACAAGGCCAAGGATTACAAACACGACTTGAAGCTGGCTGCCAGTCGTTGCAAGGACTATGGGGTCAAGGCCGGACTCAGAATTCTTGATGTGGGCTCCGGGTCCGGGGCCTTTGTGGATGAGGCCAGAAGGATAGGTGCTGAGGCCTATGGCTGCGAGATCGGCAAGTATCATTATGCTGGCAAGGCCGATGACGAGTTTGTCTATCGGAAACGGTTCGAGGATGTTAACTTCCCCACCGATCATTTCGACATGGTGGTCTGTCATGATGTCCTGGAGCACGTTCTGGATCCAGCCAAGTTTGTTTCCGAACTGCTCAGAGTGACCAAGCAGCATGGAGTCTGCTTCCTGGATTTTCCCAGGTATTTCCATGAAGCTGGTCGCCACCACTGGAAGCGGTTTGAGCATGTCTGGTTCTTGACCCGGGAACAGCTCCATGGGCTGCTGGCCAATGCTGGCTTCAAGGTAGTATCTGTTGATCATCCCATTGAATCAAAATTGTTATTCAAGTTGATCAAGCTACCATGTAGCCATCCATCAATACTGGTGCCTCCAGGCATGGGGGATTCGTACTGGTCCATCGTTAAGATGCGGGCCTTCCTGAAACGAGAGGGGTTGGGTCTGCCAGACATCGCTGTGGTCTGCCCTAGGGAGAAGAAATACGATGGCCATAAGCGGTCATTTCCATTCTTGGAGATGTTCCCCTTCATCCACTCATCCGGGATTAACATAGACGGAGCCAGTCCTGAGCTCCGGCCTATCTGGAAAGAGGCTTATGGCCGCCCAGGCCGCACCATATTCCAGAATGTAGGAGGATTCGACTATTTCATTGCCTACAACGGCCATCTCAGGGTCGGGGAATCCCTGGAGCAGATAGACCCAGACCTTGAGTGTGAATGGGTTCCTCCCATGTTTGTCTCCCTGGAGCAGGAGCGATTTAGGGATCAGATGGTAGCCAGGCATGGCAAATACATGATTTTCTATTTTGCCTTCCAGGGCACCTATGCCTACTGGACCCAGGAGTTCAAGGTTAATGAACTGGTCGATTCAGTAAATGCCATTGTCAAGAAGACTGGATTGATCCCGGTGATCGCAGGGGAGCGCTGGGATAGGGATAATCTCAAGGTGCAGCTGGTTATCAAGGCCATTCCCAAGGCTGTCGACATGACTGGCAAGACCAGCCTGGAGCAGGTTTTCGGGATGATTCGGGGTGCCCAGGCAGTGTTCGGGTTTCCTTCTGGCCTGACCATCATGTCCACGGTTCTGGGCCAGAAGACAATGATTTTGTGGAACGATTTCTACATGCGGGAGTTCCAGAAATTCAGCTGCCCTCCGGATACTTGGGGAAAGACCTATTTTGCCGAGAATACCCTGAACATGTCTCGCGATTACTTGACAGACTGGGTGGTCGAGAAGATCACCGGAGAGGAAAACAAAGTCATCCGACCGGCTCTTCCCCCGCAAGACTCCATAATTGACGGGGTGACTACCACCCCGGAGAAATTGTTCTTGCCCAAGTCCAGGCTACACCGCCGTCGTGTTGCCAAAGTGCCAATCGGTCAGCCGTCACCGGCCCAGGACTGTACCATAGTCTGCGTGCTCAAAACCGGTGGCGATTTTGATGAGCGATATGTTATTAATCTTAAGAATATGTTGTCTCATAATCTTAAGGTCCCATTCAGGTTCGTCTGTCTGACCGATCTTGACAGGATAGTTGGATGCGAGACAATCACCCTGAAGGACAACCTGGAAGGCTGGTGGTCCAAGGTGGAGATATTCCGTCCTGGTCTGCTCGGAGATGGGTTGAAGATTTACTTCGATCTGGATACAGTAATGATCGACAATGTTGATGACTTGGCATTGTTGTATGGAAGCCTGTATGGCCTGCGACCCTGGAACCTCAAGAATCGGAATGCCGGGGAGATGGCCGCTGGGCTGATAGCTTGGAGGGGTAACTCATGCGACTTCCTATATGAACAATTTAACAAGTCGATAATTCCCAGCTACAGGAGCCCACAGGATTATTTCTCCAAGACGCTGATTGCATCGGGTAAGCCCTGGACCCCATTGCAGGATGTGGTCCAGGGTATCAAGTCATATAAGCGGGAATGCCGGGCTGGAGTTCCCGCCGGTACAAAAATTATCTGTTTTCATGGCAGGCCCAGGATCCATGAGTGTGAGAATGGTTGGGTCAAGAAGGCTTGGCGCTGATGGTTATCTTGGTTACGGGCCGCCCTGGGGCGGGTAAGACCCATCATGCCCGTGCGCTGGCCGCCGAATATGGTAAGAGGGGAATCCCTGCTTCGGTGCTTGATGGAGATGAGGTACGGGCTGAGACTAATAATCATGATTTTACTGATGAGGGTCGTATCCGGCACCTCGAAAAGATCGCTGGCATGGCGGCTGTATTTGAAAGTCATGGCATTATTGCCATTGTGGCAGTCGTGGCCCCCAAGCTGGAATGGCGTAATAGAATGAGGACAGCATGGCAAAACAGCAGGCTGGTCTATATCCCAGGAGGTACACTCTGGACTGGTACTGAATATGAGGTTCCATTCGATGACGAGTATTGAGAAACTCCCTGACCCGATTCTGATCACCGGCTGTGCCCGTAGCGGAACATCTATGATCGCCGGGGCCATACACCTGTGCGGAGCCTTTGGTGGAGTCACCGTAGGACCGAACCGCCATAACGCCAAGGGGATGTTTGAAAACTACAGGATCAGGGAAGTGGTCACCAAACCTTACCTGCGGAGTCTGGGGGTCGACCCCTTGGGCCAGTACCCGCTCCCGGATGCAGCTACCCTGTTAATCCCTAATGATTGGCGGGGTAAGGTTGAACAGGTGTTTAGGGACGAAGGGTACAAGTCTGGTCCGCTTTTCTACAAAGGGGCAAAGTGCTGCCTTTTCTGGCCTGTATGGCATCACGCCTTCCCAAATGCCCGCTGGATCATTGTCCGCCGTCATAGACAGGATATTGTTACCAGCTGCATGAAGACTGGATTCATGCGGGCTTTCAGGAATACCAGGATACAAAAGGCTGTTGGGGCAGCAGATGAACAGGAAGGCTGGGCTTGGTGGGTTGAACAACATCTTATCAGGTTCCGCGAGATGCAGGATGCCGGCTTGAATTGTCGGGTAATCTGGCCAGAGAAGATGATCCAAGGTGATTACCAACCACTCTATGAAACAATCGAGTGGCTTGGCTTGAAATGGAACAGTGAGGTTTTATCTTGGGTTGACCCAAAATTATGGAAGGCGAGGAGAAAATAAGGAGGTCATAATGTCCAGTAGAACCTCGGCAGCCGCCGTCAAGGCCATAATGAAAACCGCCGTGACCGAAGCACAGATCACAGCCAGCGGCATCCTGGACGATGCTTATAACTTCGTCACTGCCAAGCTCGGTGGCCAATCTCTGGGAAATGACCTGCTGGCATCCATTGAGAAATGGGTTGCTGCCCACATGGTGTCTGCCGGCCTTGACCGGCAGATAAGCGAAGGAAAAGGCGGCTCAGCCTCAGCTAAATATACTGGCCAATACAATATGAATCTCCAGATGACGAGCTATGGCCAAATGGCGTGCAGTTTGGACTCTACCGGAATCTTGGCTGCGGCCGGCCTTAAGACCGTTTATGCTAAAGCGGTTGTGAGTTTCTCATGAGCCTCCAGGGATTCATAGAGCAGGTAGCGGTGCAGACGGCGGTCTACTGGGGGAATCCCAGGGCTGGAAGCGCCGGGGACATGGTCTGGGACGACCCAGTAGAGGTTAAAGTTCGCTGGGACAATGTGACCAAACTCATCCGAGACGCCAAGGGAAAGGAGATTGCTTGTCGGGCTGAGGTGCTGTTGGCTGGTCAGCTTGAGGATGATGGAACAGTGACCCCCATTGACCTGGATGTGGACGGCCGCTTGTATCTGGGCAGCCTGGATGACCTGGATTCCGGACAGGAGGACGACCCACTGTCGGTAGATGGAGCCTGGGTAATAATGCGCTTTGATAAGACGCCTGAATTTGGGTCCGCTGAGGATTTTGTTCGAACTGCCTTCCTATAAGGAGAGGCCATGGCATTTCTCAAGGGTTTCGATACAGTATTACGCAATTTGAACAAGGAAATTAAAGCTATTGAGGGCCGGTCCTTGAAAGGAATGCTCCTGGCAGTGGCTGAGATCAGGAAGGATATTGATTCCGTGCCACCGGTTATTCCGGTTGATACAGGCAATCTTCGTGGTAGCTGGTTTGCCTATCCATTGGAACTGCCGATTGGTCCAGCTGTGATCTTCGGGTTTTCGGCCAATTACGCAGTTTACGTCCATGAACTTTTGGGAGCCCATTTCCGGCGTCCTGGGGCAGGGCCTAAGTTTCTACAGGCCCACATCCGGCGGACCAAGGAACGCACGCTACGGATCATTGGCGATAATGCAAGGATAAAATAAATGAATCCAGCCTCGTTTGACATCCGAGATATATTGGCGGCGGCAGGACTGGGCCTGACGGCCGGGGTCAACCTGTTCCCTGGAGAAGAACCGGCTAGCCCGGCCAACTGTGTCACCGTGTATGATACGCCAGGCTCGGCACCCATGCTCACCCAAGATCGGACTGAGCGATATGACCATCCGGCCATCCAGGTCAAGGTCCGCAACATCAGCTACACCAATGCCCAAGCTCTAATTGAGGCCATTAAGGTGGAGTTGCATGGTCTGGCCCATCATGTGCAGGGAGGAGCGTCATATGAGCTGGTGAAATGTGACCAAGACCCGTTCTCGCTTGGCAAGGATGAGACCGGTAGGTCTATGTGGATCTGTAATTTCAGCATCCAGCGTCGCCCAATATAAACTTTAGGGGTTTTGGCCCGGAATATTTATATTTAACCTATAAGAGGCTTAAAGGGAGGGCAAGTACATGTCAAGCAATGCAATTTCAGGGGTTGGGATTGAGCTTCGGCGCTATGACGGGGCGGCTTGGGTCAAGGTTGCTGAAATCCTCAGCTATGATGGCCCAAGTAAGAAAAGAGATACTATCGATGTCACCAACATGGACTCAACAGCCGGCTACAAGGAATTCATCGGCGGATTTCGGGACAGCGGCGAACTCAAATGTCCCATGAACTTCACTCGTGACACGTATGATCTGATGAATGATGACTTCGAGTCGAACACCAAGCAGACGTACGAGTTGGCCATTCCGGATGACGATAACACCACATTGAGCTTCCTGGGTCTGGTGACTGAGCTAGGGTTCAAGGCGGACACCAGTAAGCAGATCACAGCCGACGTGACTATCAAGGTCAGTGGCCAGATCACCCTCGATTCCGGCAGCGGCCCGGTACCGGCGTAATCAAACTGCCCTAACCATGGGCACCTACCTATATTTGGAGGCCTGATCATGGCAATCCTCACGAGAGATCAACTCCTGGCCAAACAGGAGCTCAAGGTCGAAAAGGTGAAGTTGAGCACTGGTGATGTTTTTGTCCGGCAGATGACTGGAAGGGAAAAGAACCGCTTCGAGTTGACCCTGGGGCACTGGGAAGACTACGAAGAGGATGGAAAATCCAGGAACAGATATATCCGTTCCCTGGAGGATTTCCGGGCCAAGCTGGCCGTTCATACTGTCTGTGATAAGGAAGGCAAGTTGCTGCTGACCCCGGAGGACATCGAAGTCCTGAGCGTTAACATGAGCGGAGCGGACCTGGAGAGAATTTCCGACAAGGCCCAAGCCCTTAATGCCATCACCGAACTCGACCGGGAGCGTATGGTAAAAAACTCCGGAGGCGCCCCGGCCGCCGCCTGATGTTTAAGCTCTGTCTGGCCGGGGTTGGCGGGGCGCCCCACCCGGACTTTTTGGAACAAATGCTCACTGGGGATCAACAGACAGAATGGGAGGCTTTTGATGAGCTGGAGCCTGTTGGGAGCTACAAGGACGATTTCAGGTTTGCCCAGCTGTGTGATCTTATCCATGTCCTGGCTGCTGCCTCCGGCGGCCAGCGTGTCCAATCCAAGATCATGGATTTCATGCCCTGGTGGCAGACCCAATACATTAAACATCTTGGCGGGACGGCCAAGAAGCAATCAATCGAGCAGATGGCACAGGGCTTAAAGGAATGGGCCAGGCAACATAACCGTGCCGAGGCCAGGAAAGCTAAGAAGCAGGCAGAGAAGGGGGAATAATTTGGATTTGGGGTCTTTGATTGCCACGTTCGGCGTGGATTCTAGCCAGCTCCAGAAGCTCCAGGGTGAGCTGAATGCTGTCGATCGCCAATCTGCCTCGACCTTCGGCAATATGAAAGGCCATGCCTCGTCCGCCATGTCCAGCATGGCTGGTTTGGTTGGAGTTACATTGTCTGTGGCCGGGGCATTTTACGCTGTCCAGAAGGCTGTCAGGTTTTCCATTCAAGCTCAAGAGGAATTTCGGCTCAAGACTATTGAGATTGGCTCTGGTCTGACCAACCTCGCTCAGGAGGGCCAGGGCAGTTTCGAAAAGATGTTTAAACAGAATTTTAAGTATGCCCAGGCTATGTATGATGAAATCAGGAAGGAGGATGCCAAGCGGTTCGCATCTGCTGCAGACCTCATGACTGGCTACAATGCCCTAGTCCAGAAGGGGTATGCTGTCCGCCTGGACGAAGTGGATTCCCTGGGCGTCTTGGTCGACAAGATTAAGCTGGCCACGGCTGGTCAGAATACTCAGATGCAGATCAACCAGGAAATTAGGGGCCTGCTGGACGGCCAGGTCAGGGCCGGTTCCCTGTTGGGTATGGAATTACAATCCAGGCTCGGACCTGCCTGGAAGGATCAGGTGACTCAACATCGTAAGGCCGGTGATCTGCTGGCGTGGTTGGCCAGTATGTGGCCTGGTATTGCAGCTGCCTGTGCTGAGGTAGAGAACACCCTGGAAGCCCAGACTACCACCCTGGAAGGCAATCTTAAATCCATTGGGCGTCAGGGAGCACTTGGGATTTACGAACTTTCAGTAGGTGTGCTTAAGGATATGAATAAATATCTTAGGGAGCATGAGCAAGATATAGTCGTGGGGCTTGTTAAGGGGTGGACGACACTTACATATAGATTGAATCAAACAAAAGATGCCATATCCTGGATAATTGATCATACTCCTTTGAAGGTCTTTCCGGAAGGCGGAGCTTATGGGACCACTGCCGAGGCGATTCCTATTCCTCAGCGCTCATTTGCCCAGCAGACTATGGTGAATTTCAAGGATGCATTCTGGACAGCAATTGATCCAGGTACTTATATGGATACGTTTGCTGAGGCTTATGCTTGGCTGGCCAAAATCAATAACATGCTTTCGCAGCCATACCTATGGAAAATAGAGATTCATCCAGATTTGGTTTGGGTTTGGGATCAGGTCACCAAGATTTACAATCTGGTTTCAAATTTTGTGGAATGGGAAATCAGAGTTCTTGGTTTGGACACGGCCTGGGAATATGTCTTAAAAATTTATGATATAGTCTCAAAACCCATCACGTGGTCGATTAATGCAGTGGTCAGCGGTCTTCCGTCGTTATTTCCAAAAACATCTGCTGAGCCAACACCAGAAGCGAAGGTGACGAGACCTGATACTTCATTGGCTGAAGCCCAACGTCAGGCGGTATTAAACGCCAAGGGAATGATGGAAATTGGACTGCCTACCCAGGGAATTGTTCAGGTTAGAAAAGATGTTGCAGAATTGGTTAAGCTGAATGAGAAAACAAACAAGCTCGAATGGGATTTATCTGGTATGGACCAGACCCAAGCCAAGCCTCCTGGATCTGGTAAAGAAAAAAAGGACAAAGGCTCTAGTGCAAGGGAGGCGGCAGAAAAATCGGTTCGCTCCTTCATTGAGACCATGGCCCAGGCCACAGCCCAGGGGGCAGGTGATACAGAAGCCATCCTGGCGGCTTGGAAATCCAAGCAACTCCAGACCTTAAATGAACTGGCAGCCAAAGGAGCGGATGTGGCAGGGGCCAGGGCCGCACTGGATGATGCTTATGCTTCCAAGCGCCGCAAGCTCGACGACGATTTCAACAAATGGTACATCTCGGGCCTGGGCAATCAGCAAGCCGTGCTCAAGGCCGAAGAGGACGAGAAGCTGAAGACCGTGGCTGGCAATGAATCCAAAATGGCCCAGGTCAAGGAGGTCTACCGCAAAAAGAATGCCGATCTGGATTATCAGGTGCAGACCAACACAGCCAATCTGTTCAAAGGTTATCTGGACACCATGGCTGGTCTGGCCCCGACCCTGGAAGGTCAGCTGCGGTTGAAACGGGAATCGCTTGATCTGGAATTGAAACTGTCTAAGGCTGCGCTGGAACGCCAGATTGCCGAAAAGCAGATCAACCCCGAGCTTGCTGATCAGGCTCGTGCCATGGAAGCCATGGTGGCCCAGGCCAAGAAGTACAATCTGGAGATGGAAAATAACAAGGGATTGCAGGGTTGGGCTCATGGACGGGTCAAGGCCGATCAGCAGACAAACACCGTGGCCGACATGATGGAAGGGGCAGAGGGTTTTATCACTGATGTCTTTACTCAGGGCATACAAGGGGCTTTGAGTAAGACCAAAGTAGATTTTATGGAAGTGGCTAAGACCATGGCACAGAGTTTGGTGCTGAATTTGGCCAAGCAGGGCATCCACAAGGCATTTGGCAGTCTGGCAGAACTCATTGCTGGGGCTGGTGCCGGCAAGCTCGGCACCGATAGCAATCCTATGGTGGTTAAGATCAAGGGTATGGGATCGCCTGGGATCGGGAAGACTGTTGGTGCGTCTTTTGACCGGAGTGCACAGAAAGCCGAAAAAATTGGGTTCACCATGGGTGCGGATCAATCTTGGGATGATCAGTCCAAGCAATTAAAGACCTATGAGAAGCTCATGGACAAGATGTATAAGGGCCAGTCTAAGGACCTGGGGGGGATTCAGAGACTTCAGGAACGTTTCCTTAAAGACGACCTCAAAGACCTGAATGCCTATGGCCAGATGCAGAAAAAATTAACTGATCAGAATCAGGAGTTATTCAAGGCTGAGTATCTTACTGATTATGAAAATAGCTTCACTGGGATGGCCACTGGCATTACCAGCATTTGGACTCTATCCCAAGGCATAATGACAGCCGCTGGAGTAAAGGGTGAGGCGGCCAGATACGGGACGATGGTTTCGTATGGAATGCAAGGGATTTCGCTGATAGCCGATTTGGTGGCGAAAGGAACTCTTATGAAAGCCGCTGAAGCTGGGGCGGCTGCATACAGTTCCACATGGGAAGCCCTTGGGTTTCCTCTTGCTATTGTTGCCGCTCCATTAATGGCGGCCGTGGCTTTCGCCGGGACTATGGCGGCCGGAGCCATAAAGAGTTCGGCGGGCGGTGATTGGAGTGTAGCCGCTACCGGTCCTCGTGTTGTCCATCAGGAAGAGACCGTTCTTCCGGCTTGGGCCGCCCAAGGCTGGCGCGATATTGTGAGTCGGGAATCATCGGGGGGCAAGGGGAGCGGCGGCGGGCTCAGCATTGGTAAAATCCACATCGACGCTCGGGGAGCCAGTAAAGATATTGACTGGAATCATGTAGCAGATAGAATTATCATTCCCAAAATTGATAAAGCTCTTGGTCGCCGTGGTTATCAAAAAATCGGTGGGGGGAGATAGGCTATGGCCCATAAATTCATCTACCCTTCCGGAGAAGCAGATCAAGTCATTTATAATCCTCCCAAGAGTGCCGATCATGAACCGGAAATTGGTCTGCTCGAAGAAGGGCAAACAGTCAATAGGTCCTTTGATGGGACTGTCCAAAGCTATAGTGATTTTGACAAAAAATATTTTGAACTGACTTTTTCCCATGCATCGAAGACACAGTTCGATTATTTCATGCAGCTCTACCGTTTCCATTGCCCTATTGACTTGTATATAGATGGGGTCAATCTGGATGCCACGGTGATAATGATGAATGCTCCTGCTGGTGGCCCGGAAGCGGCATTTGATAATAGCGGAAACAAAACCTACTCGTTTTCAGTCAGGTTTGAAGAGGTATAAATGCTCACGGCCAGCGCAGACTACATAGCATACGAAGCTCAGACAATCGGGGGGCGCCCGGCGGTTCGGGCTTGTTTTCTGCCCTATATCTGGCCGAACGGGATTAACGTCAATGGCGATTTCGTAGAGTGCACCTTCATTTCCCCGGGTCGCATCCAGGCCGATTTCCACGGTTTCACTGGCGGCTACTGGATTTCAGAAATTCTCACTGCCAATTTGCAGGTGCCCTCGTCCTCTGCAGTTGTTTTGTGGATATGGAATGCCCCGGGTTATGACCTGGTGGTCTTTTACCGGGGAGCGGATGATACAATGGCCCTTGCCGCCGCCGCCTGGACTGTGATAGAGTCTGGAGACTCCATTGACATCTATTCCTATTACCAATTTAAGATCGCCCTGGAAGGCGTCCGGGCCTGGGCAGAGGAGAATTTGGCTGGGGTTAATATTTTTACCGCCTGGGCTACTGATGAAGATGATTATCTTGGAGATAGTTATTCAGGAAGTGGTTCTTTTGATGATTTGGGCTTTGAAGACCCCTATCAGGGCTACGCTGAAGATCAGAACGTGGTTGGGGACCTGCTTACCTACGTGCAGGATATCATCCCCCTGGGGGAATTTGTTATCGTCAGGGACATTGAACAGGCCGGTAGCGTGTCCATGGAGGCCCCCCAGGCGTTTGACGACCTGGTGGCCGGGGCGCATTCTGGATTGCTCTTAAACAACCGCCAGGGGTCCGGGGCGGTCACGGTATTGGCACCGGGTGAGATCGATTACACCTGGACCCCGGCGCCGCTATTCTCACCTGACAAGAGCAGCTTCTTCCTGTCTCAACAGGATTGGTACAACCTCCAACTGAAGATCCAACTGGGCTGGTCAAAGGGCGGCTGGTTTACCTCTGAGTGGGGCGAAGACGAATGGATGGCCGAGAACTTCACCGAGTTCATTACTCTGTTTCATGGCCTGGTGAAATCCTGGGGACCGGTGACCCGGGCCGTGGGGTCGCCCAATAATGTCGAGGTCTACGCTGAGGATTTTATCAGCGATTGCCTGAAAAAAAGGATCGCCCTACCCGCCGCGGATGGGACCCCGAACCCGTTTATCCTGGGGGAATTTCTCTGCAAAGGTGAGGCGGTTTCCGGTTGGTCCCCGGCGCCCATTGTCAAGTCAGCCTACTTTGAATCGAATAATTTTAACGAGCTCGACAGTGTGGTGGCCTCCGGCGGCGGGGCGGTTTCTCTGATTACCCCGGGGCTTACCGGTGACCGGGCTGTCAGGTGCGCAGTCACCGGCGCAAGTCAGTTGGCCTATGGAACCTTGCGCCTTGCGTCTGCCGGAGAGATGTTCGTTACCGGGACGCTCCGATTTGTCGTGGCCCCGGCCATCCCTTCAGACAATAACCTGACAGTTCTCAATATCGTCAACGCCTCCGGGGTCACGGTTTTTTCTGTCACCGTAGACAGTACCGGGGCTTTGTACTCTTCCCTGGGAAGCATGGGCCAAAGCAATTTTAATATCCTGGCCTACCTGGACGTGCCCCTGTCCTTTGCCATGTGGATTGCGCCGGTCACTGCCGGCCATGCCAGGCTATGGATCAATGGTGATGAGGTTCTGACTTACGACGGCAATTTGTCAGCGCTATCGCCCTTAGAATTTCGAATTGGGGCAATGTCTGGGCCTGGGGATCAAGCCTGGACCATAGACTTTGACGACCTGGAGTTACGGTCAAAATATTACCATAACGCTTTCCAGGTGTTCGGCGGGCCGTTTGAATCCATCGGGCCGGTCTATATCGACAACCTGGCACAGCCTGATAGCAAGACCGTGGGGGCATATACCCAGACCCTTACCCGCTATCCAGAATATGGGATGGTGCAGTTTGAGTCTACGGACCCGGATTTCAATCCGAGCGGAGAAATCCTTGTCCGGGTCATTGAGCACGCCGGGGGCCGCCATGCCTTGGCCCATCTTGAGGCTATCCTGGCCGCGGTCGGGCTGACTGATTACATTGACGCAACCGCCCTGGCCGCCGCTTATGTGGCCGTGCCCGATGACATTATCCACTCCCGGTTTGAAGGGGGGAGTCTCGAAAAGCAGGGGTTCAAAGACATTGCCTCCCTGGGCCTCCCCGCCTCCGATGCGATCAAAGAGATCTGCTCCCGGATGTGTTACTGGTTTTTCATGGACAGCGGGAAGATCAAAATCGTTCCCTATGATGGAACAGCACCGACCGGCCCGGTTGTGAATCTTACGGCTTCAAACAAGTGGGAAAGCAGCCAAACCATTGATCTACGAGAGGTGAACGCTTTCGTCTCTGCGGTTTACGGCTGGTATTCCCGGAACCCCTCGTTGTTTTACTTGGCTGGGACTCAAGCGGCCGGGGGGCAGGGGACCGCACTTGATTACCAGCNNGTNNATTCCCCGGTGTGCTGCGAGAGCCGGGCCGTGGTCAAAGCCAAGGCCGACTTGTTGCTTACGTTCCTCTCAGCCCAGGACATTATCGATCCGGTAAGCATGTCCTTATCCGGGGCCCGCCTGGAATTAATGACCGACACAGTAAGCCTTCGGGACGTATTACTGAACGATGCAGCCATAAATTACCGGGTCCGTAGCAAAGAAGTGAATCTGGACCGAGGCAGCCGGGGGACTTCCCTGGTGCTTATCAGAAATTTGGGGGAAACGTAAATATGCAAATTCAAGTTAATTACACTGGCGTCACTCGTGATTCAGATATTCGCAAAATGGCACAACTGGTCATAAAACAAATAAACAGACAAATAAATAAAAGAAAACCGCATATTTGGCTTCGGCATTCAAAGTTCGATATTTTGCAGGACAACTTAACAACTTCCCTTACTAAATATCAAGGGGAAACGTAATGAGCTTTCCGAACCCGAAATGGCAACCTGCGGTATCCGATACCCTTGATGCAGCCGCAGCCGTGGATAAGGGCGGCGGGGAGGTCGGGCTTCCGATCACCGGCCATGCGTTCCTTGCAGAACAGGTGGTGGTTATCGCCGGGACTACCAATTACAACGGGGCCTATGCGATCAACTCCAAAACCGCAAACGAGATTGTTATCACGGCCACCTACGTGGCGGAGGTATTCGCCGGAACCGAGACAGTAGTTTTCGGGCGCCAGCCGATTGTCAAAGCTGACTTCCTGGCACTGGAAGAGGCTATTGCCGGTCAACCCTCAGTCCGCATGCAGCCGCCCCTCGTGTACGTGGACGCAGGGACCGTGCGGATAGAGGCAACGGCTGACTGCCCGGCGGAAATGGCCATGACCGGTCTCCCCAATATCCTCAATTACAACGTCCAGGTGGACGGGGGCCTCAGCGACAGTAAAATCAGGTCGGCCGTGGCGAACGTGCCTTGTATTCTGGGCGCTGGGGGGCTTTACGGCACAACCCAAACCGAAAAGAACTCGCAGTGGTATCTCGTCTATGCCCTGGCCGCGGATGCTGACACCGACTACGAACTCAAGGCCATGCCGATCATGCGGGTGAAATCGCAGACCGGGCAGGCGATAAAGTGCGGCACTACTCAGACTCCGGCTTCCGGAATCAACTACGCCTTCACTGATGATGACCTGGCCGGAGGGTTAGTTTATTTCCTGACCGGTGACAGCAAGGGCCTCATGCGGGATATCTCTGCAAACGATGTGGACACTGACACTCGGATCACTTACACCGGGGCGGCATTGACCGTGGCGGTCGGCGACTGGTTTGTAGTCCTCCCCCCGGCCACTAATTTCAGGATGGTGGGGACGTTTTTTAATAACAGCGCCGGGAATATTGACCCCTTTCGCCGGGATGGAAATCTCGTGTCATGGACAACTTCTTTAACTTTGAGTGGTAGCGGGGACGTAAGCGCCTGTTGTCCGTTTGCCACCGAAGCTGTTATCGCCATTGAGGGCAATGGCGGAGGATCACCAGCGGTATTGCCCGATTGGGGCGGGGCAGCGGCAAATACTTACATGGCTAACCCAACAAATGGATTCATAACCGGGATCAGATTCCCTCTGTATTTTTGCGAATATACTTTAAGCGGCGCAATGACCGCGGCTTACAAATACGGCTATGTTTACCCGCCGGGCTGCGGTTATTAAGGAGGTCTTTATGAAACGATTTTTAATCGGCCTGATTGTTTCGGCGTTGTTCTTTGGGGCTCCGCTCGCCAATGCTGGGTCTTATACCGCCAATAATTATTTCTGGAAACCAGCTTACCGGGAAAGTGGTCCTGCAGCTTACAATTCCTATAATGCCGCCCTGGACGCTACAGATTTATTTTTAGCAAGCCTGGAGCCCTTGCCTGCCCTGATTGCTAACTGGGCCATTACAGACCAAATTGTCACGATGATTCCGGTCGCACCGACTTACATTGATGTAAATACTTTTCAGCTATTGGGAGACTACACTTCAAGATTTCCTGCTGGGGCGGTGGTCCATGTACAATTTGTTACCGGTACAATGGGCTATAGCACAGTGAGTTCTAGTACTTTTGTTGGCGCAGTAACATCTGTTGATCTTACCGACAACATCTGTTCTGCATCCATGAATCGGATCTACGTGGTAGCCACCAGGGACGGCTTATGGCCGAATGGGCCGGGCTACGTGGTGGCCCGGGACTACGGTACTACCAGAGCAGCCCTGGAAGCGGCGGATGCAGTTGCAACGGCTGCCGGAAAAGAACTGCGGATCACCTACGCCTACACGATTGATGCTGATGTCACTCTGGCCTCCCCCAAGGTCACGGTTCAGCCTGGGGTACCCTTTGCGATCAGCACCGGCAATACTCTGACTATCAGCGGTTCTTTGAATGCCGGTTCTTACCAGATCTTCTCTTGCACCGGGACCGGGGCGGTATCGATCACCAACAAAACCGTGCCTATTCATTCAGTCTGGTTCGGTACTTTGCCTCAGGCAGTTGCAGCAGTGCCGGCCGGCGGGCGGCTGATTATTGATGCTGCCACCTATAACCTGACCGCGGCCCTGGCGATCAGTCAAAACGATGTTACGGTTGAAGGCCAGGGAGATACTACCATCCTGGTTTCTCCGTCTTCCGGCTCAGTGGACAGCGTTTACATTACCGGGGACCGGGTCACGTTCAAGAATCTCAAAATCACGCCTACCGGGACTTACTCGGGCAGTCTTGTCCACGTATACCAGGCCCCCAATGCTCAGGTTACGGGTTTGTTTTTAGACGGTAGTGCGGCTACTGCTAATTATGGCTACGGAATTTGGGTGCAGGAATCCGATAAATCCATAGTTCAGGGAAACCGTTTTACGGCCATTAATGGGGCCACAAATAGGGGATGGAATAACATCCAAATAGAAGATTCGGCGGATGTTGTAGCAGAACATAACTATATCAACGGGGGGCGTCAGTGGGGGATTAATGTCATATCCGGGACTGGCGTTTCTACCGGAGCCAAAATAGCCTTTAACACAGTTCAAAATACCGTTGGAGTTGGCGTGCTGGCCTGGAATGGCTACGCCTCCATAATCGGAAATAGAATTAAAGATTGTGGCGTAGGTGCTATTTATGTGACTGGCGACACGACAACCCCGCTTGGCGCCACGAACAACGGAACAGTAGTAATCGGGAACATGATAAGCGGAATTACTGGAACTGCTGCTGCCATTGGTCTTGAGTGGGACGTTCATTTCTTTTCAGTTATTGGAAACACAATCATCGGGTGCTATAATGGCATCGGGATGATCAGAGATGTTACTGACGGTGTTGTATCTGGTAACACCATCAGCGGTGCAACAAGGGATGGGATTCAATCAACCCTTTACGCTGGATCGCCTAACGCTCGGATAAACATTCAGGGCAATGTCATAACCTCTGCAACTCGTTACGGCATATACGTTGATGAGGCGGCAAGTAACGGTATCCAGTCGGTTGACAACATCGTCACCAGTAGCGGAACTGCGAATTTTTCTTATGCTGTCGGGGTCCTGGCGAACTTAACCGGCTCTGCTACCTGGGACCCGGCCAGCATAGCGGATGGTGCCATGACCAGCACTACGGTAACGGTCTCCGGGGCCAGAACTGGAAGCCCGGTTTATGTCGCCTTCTCCAATGCGGTTCCGGCTGGTGCACTCCTGGCCGGTAATGTCACTGCCAACG